TCACCTCTGCCTCGATATGCACCCTCCAAACATCTGGGGTATCCAAAGCTATGTAGCCGGGTTCTTTTAATAGGTTGGAGAGGATGTCTTTGATGGATGGATTAGACCAACGCCAAACTGGGCAGAATTTCCACTTCCACCCTGCCTTCGATTGCACCGCCTTACCGCTGAATGGGTCTCCATTGGCGATTCGAGCGTAGGGGCGTTGGAGCTTTCGATCATCTATAATTTCGGAGAAGCTGGCTCGATCTGAACCGACCAACGCCATAAAGCCCCACTTACAACAATGGAGATAGACCTCTCTGGTTTGGTCACCGCTGTCACAGAAAACGCACTTCGATTCCACCCCAAACTCATCGGCTTTTGCCTTAATGTCTCCCCAAGTTTCCAACCGCCCCGCCCACACCAGCCTTGATCTGCCCTCTAAATCCCAAGCCCTCACAACGCACCAAGCGTGGAAGCCCCCTGCCTCTTGGATGTCGCAAGCCATAATCAGCTTCTCACCCATCCTAACTTCACCCATCTTGTAGTCACCCGCCACGATTTCCATCTTCTCTGATTCGTGTTCCATCCAAGGCTCGGCTAGAACTCGGTTCACAAAGTCTTGTAGCCCTATGATTCCATTGTGCTTATCTTGCAGAAACTTTACTGCCAAGCTCCCAAAGCTAACCCAAGGGGCATATAGGCCGTTAAGATGATAGGAGCGTCTAGCTGGTTCGCCCTTGAGATTGGTTGCCCTCCACTCGCCCTCTCGAAGCATCTTGGTTTTCTGTCCGTCTGTAATCTTGCCCTTGCATTCCTCGCACTCGTAATAGGTCGAGGATTTGACCAGCTTAAAATCATAGACTCCATCCTCAATCTTGGCCGACTCATCCCACTTCACTTGCCCCCAGACTAGCTTCTGCTTATGCCCACAATGAGGACAAGGCACGAAGTAGAAACGCATATCCCCCTTCTGCCATTCACTCCAAATGATTGAGTCGGCAGTTGTGGGGGTGCTGGTTGCTATGATGAGATGGTTTGGGTAGGTGCTGACTCTAGCCTCTGCTAGTTGAACTGGGTTCGCCTCTCGTCCCGACCCTGCTTGCTCTGGGAACTTGTCCACTTCATCCATACATAGCAACGCAATCGAGCGACTGGAAAGAGCAGAGGGGCTAGTGCCAGCCCACCAGACCGAGCATCGCTTGAAGTGTTGTTCTAGGATTTTTATTTTGTCGGTGTTGTCTGGCTTTTCTTTTGCTAGGGCTGGGCAATCGTCAATCATTGGCAACCACCTAGTTTCTGTGAATGATCTAGCCAAATGCTCGCTAGGCATCACCCACAAGGCGGGGCAAGGTCGCTCCGCTATTCGGTACGCTAGGCCAGCTAGAATCGTTGTGGTCTTGCTTGTTTGTGCTCCCCATACCAGCACCACCCGCCGAATCGAATCATCACCAAAAGCCTCTAGCGGTTCACGGACATAGGGTGTAAGTGTTGTTGAGTACGCTCCGGGTATGTTCGTAACCCTAGCCGAGAGGGTTAGGTTTTTCTCTGCCCATTCTGGGATTGAGAGTTGTTCCCTTGGCTCAAATAAAAGACGAGCGAAGTTCTTGGCCTCATCAATCTGGTTCACACCCCACACATCCCTTCTTCACAATGAGGATGATCGCCACCAAAAATATCCATCTGCCCCTTATCGAAATCGTCCCTAAAATCTACTTGCTCAATAGGAGTGCAAGACTTGTGGAGAAATGGCGTGGAGTCAAATTTCTCGCTATTTTTTCTTGCAAGTTGCATATCCTTTTCAAATTGCACGGCTCGCTCAAATGCCTCTGGTTCTTCTTTTTTCAATCGCTTCCATTCCTTGTTTGAATGAAAGGGGCAATAAACGCACGATGATCTTGGTGGTTTTGGGTATCCGTTCTTTTCCATCCATTCCAAGCAATTTTGCCTAGTCATTCGCTTTTCAATCAAAGGCCAACGGCTTTGTGCCCAAGCGTCCCTAGAGGGCTTGCACCGATGCCACTCGTCCCAAGAAATGCCGATGTATTGAGTTACTGAAATATGTTTTTGCCCCCTCTTAATTTTGCACCTAGCCCTAGCCTCTTTCATAATCGGCTTGATTTTGAAGTCTGCCGTGCAAGACCTAAACACAATCTTCCCCAGCTTGCCCTTGGCACTTTTTGTGAAGAATGGAATGTTCGTTCTGCTGAACTTGCGGCCATCTTTTGTCACCCTCATTTTCAATGATTCTTTTGAAAGACTCCCAGCCGTTACTATATAAACCGGGTATGGCAATAATGCCTTTAACTGCTCTAGCCATTTATAGACGCTCTCTGGTTCGTCTTGCGTATCGGAAAAAATAGCAAAGTCTGGCATAGGGGAGATTTCCCCCTTCGCACACATCAAGGCTAGGCAACTAGACTGAACTCCAGCACCAAGAGAAATAATGTTGTATTCCGTCTTTATGTCTGGTTCGACTAATGGATTCATCTCTTAACCATATAATCCTTGGCATAAGCCCAAGTTAGATTCTGATGTATTTTATGATGGCACTCGAAGCACACCGCCAAGAAGAACTCTACCTCGTTGAGCCTATCACCGAACCTTCCTCGCCTATGGTGAACTTGGCTCGCCATCTTGCACTTGCATACTTGGCAGACTGGGTTGTTGGTTAGAAACTTCTCTCGCACATCTTTATAGACTTCGTTCTGGCCTTTTCTCTTTGCAGATACTCGGCGTAGTTTCCCGCCTCGCTTGAGTGGGGTTTTGCGTTTAAGGGGAGAGCGTTTCATCGGTCAAAGTATGGTAGGACTATGCCAAGGATTGCGATTGCTACCAGCAAAACAATGAAGCACTCGTTCATTTGAATGCTCCCTCTGCTTTCTGAATGGTGACAAAGATTTGATCGATGCCCTCTTGGATAGCCCTTTTGGCACATTCGGGGTCGCTAGGGTTTGCTCTGGCCGCCAAGCTCGAAGGCATAGCGTCCATTAGGTTTCTAATTGCTCCCAGCCATTTGCCGAACACTTCTCGAACCTCGTCCATCCGAATCGTAACTCTGTTCACCTCTTCCCATCGAGCGTGTTCCATTTCTGCTTCTGCGACTCGCTTTTTTGCTTCTCCCCATCCTTGAACCGCCGCCCTCATAGCGACTGGGTTTCTTTCGTTGGTTGCCCTCTGAACTAATGAGTAGGCAACTACCTCGGCTCTCCTCGCTCGGTGTAATCGTCCAAGCGGATTTTCCAATTTGATCGACTCTGCATCCGAGTTTTCTGATGTCTCTGATAAGCTCGTTGATGCTGACAAGATCGGCCTCGCCCTGCTTGGCTTCTTTTGATTGGCTATTTTCCAACGCTCTGCATCGGCCACGCTTGTAAGGGGCATACCTCTTTTTACTAGCTTTGAGATTTCGCTCTTCACTAGCCCCCACTTCTCGCATAGCTCTTTTTGTCGTATCATTTCTCACAGAGGCTTCCCACACGCCAAGCATTTCTCACCATCTCCACTCTTTTCTTCCTCTGGGCTGGTTGCCTCCATCATCTTTCCGATCTCATCCAAGCTGAACCCGGTAATATCAATATCGATCTCCCCCGCATCCAGTTCTTCTAGGATGTCTTTGAGTTGTGGCATATCGAACTCCCCACTCAATTTATTAAGAGCAAGGTTGGCCGCCTTCTCTTGTGTTTCATCCAACCAAACTGCCCACACATCGATCTCATCTTTCCCAAGTGCCAAATAGCACTTTAGCCTTTGATGGCCTCCAACTATGTTTCCAGTCTTTGCGTTCCAAGTTATCGGCTGAAGATTTCCGAGTTCGCTCAAAGATTTCGTGAGCCTACCCAACGCATCCGAAGTGATGGTTCTCGGATTGTATTTTGCTGGCGAAAGCTCGCTGATTTTCTTTGTTACTAAAGATGGATATTTCATTGGGTCGGAAAAGTTACGCAAGATTTGTTTTAAGTAGGTTTCTATAAAGGTTTTAGAGGAAACTCGTACAGAAAAATCGCACCTCGGAACCCGTTTGGAGGGTATTGGCCGTTTAGGAGTCTCCTAACTTGTTGATACACCGCACACTTACAACTTGTAGCTAAATCGTTGATGGGCAACAACCAGACTTGTGTAAGTCGCATTATGCACTTGCGTAAAAACTCGTGTAAGTTGTATGTGCCTTTTGTCATAGCTCGCCCCCTGCCTCTTTGTAAGCCTCCACGATAGGGCGGGCTTCCTCAAGGAACTGGGTACGCTGGGCTGGTGTCCATTGGCTAGGGGTCTTGCGGGCAAGCCATTGGCGGGCTTTGATGATGTAGCTATGCCACGCTTGTTCGGCTTTGGGGTTCGAGGTTTCGATAGGGTCGGGTAGTAGCCCAGTCCATAGGGCTAGTTGCTTGAGCCCACCGGGGGTAGGGGCTTGCAGGGATGGCCTTGCCTTTGCCACACGCTCATACCGCCTAGCCTGCTCACCGTTTATTCCCGCTACCTCTTGGATGGTGTCGAGGTCTAGCCCCTCCACCCTTGCCGATAGGAGGATGTCGCCAGCGTCTGCGGCTAGTCCGATGGCCTCCCCCATCTGTTGTATGGCATTTTCCTTGGCCTTTTCTAACTGCTTGACTGTCTTTTGTAGCTCCATACCTATCTGTTTTTCGCTCATTTTAGGATGTCCTTTTGGTTATGCGTAAGCCTCGGCCAACTCCTCGGCCTCGACCTCTGCTGGTGGTTCTATCTCTCGAAATCTATGCTGGGCAAAGCCTCGCTCTGGGTGTGGCGGGGTCGT